AAAGACTAATAGCTATGGAAAGAGATTTTGAACGACACAAAAAAGATAATTCAAATCACTGCTCTGATGACTGTGAATGTAAAAAATCTACGTAAAAAAATTTGCAATAGAGTATCTGAAAGATCCGTTACCACTCCATTGAAGTGATGTATGAAAAACATCAGATGAAAAAAAGATAGCTCTATTAGGTTTAAAACCAACGTGTATATTTAATTGACCATCCTTGTAGAAACCAGTTCCATTGTTAACAGATTCAGGTCCGTGCATATAAATTAAACATTGATGAGTACATCCTAATTCTAAATCAACATGAGGTCTTGGTTTATCTGTTGCGCCTACCATCGTGTAATCTGTGGTGGTAAAAGTTTTAACATCATATAGAAAATGTTTCTTTATAAATTCTTTAATTTTTATTTGCACAGCACAGCCTTTTGACAATTTGTGAAAATGCCAATAAGCTCCATCATAGTGCTCTCTTTGATCTTTTGCAGGTGGTCCATAACTGCATGTAAGCATTTTTTGAACTATTTCATCGTGCAAATTGTTTGGAAAAAAATCTTCTACTACAAAAACTTTTGACACTATTCTTTTGGTGTTTGACCTAACATATCCTTTAATGATGGCGCAAAGACTTTGATATCTCTTCTTATCTTTTCCGCAGTTGTTGAAGTATTAGGATCGTCTATGTCAGCTTGCATAGCCTCTTCAGATTCATATTCTTGACCAGTATCTATATTAGTAATTGTTGTTTCTGTTTTTACATTATACTTTGGAACAGTTCTTCCGTCCTCTAAAGTAACTGTGCCTATTTGTTCAGCATTTTTAATTATCGGCATTTTCTCTCCAATTTATATTAAAACTTAAAATAACTCTATCTGCATTAGAATTATTTGTTCTAACCTCATGTTGTAACCATGATGGGAAAAAAATCAATGAATTTTCTTTTGGTTCGAAATCTACGCTGTGTGCGGTGTGTATAGAGGCGTCTTTTTTCTTTGGGGGTGATAACACCTCAGCCTGTGGTTTAGGCTCTAGAAATACTAAATTACCGCTTTTTTGAGGCACTTTTAGATAGTATACCCCAGACAAGTAATTATAAGGATGTGTGTGCACATTATTTCTTGATCCCGGTGGATTGATCATGCCCCATAAATTTGTCATTTCTGGAACATATTTATCTTGTACATCTAAGTGATTGAAACATTGTTTAGCACTTAAAAGTATATCTCCAACAGCGCTTTTAAATTCTTCATCTTCAAATAAATTAAACTTACTATGCCAACCTCCAACATTAGTTCTTTGCAAACCTTTTTCGTCTTTAGCTTTTATTTCGTATAATCTATCTATTAAATGACCATGGCCTTTAATTTCTGTCATCATGACAGGTGTAATAAATAATGATTGTAAATCCATTCTTTTTCTCCTTACAGTTGACCTTTTGTAACCTCCATAAAGCTTACGATTATATGCACTTGATTAGCGGCATTTGCTTGTGCTTTTAAAACATCAGACTCTTGTAAAACAAGAGGCTGAGATAATAACTCTGTAGTGGTGTTTGTAGCAACACTTTTAGCCTTAAATAATTCAAAAGTTGCAGAGGATCTAACCACCTCTAAATCTACCAGTGTCGTGCTTCCTGAATCATTACAAATTAAAATAGATTTTACAACATCAGTTGTAGGAGGCACAGGTGGTGTAGCGCCAGGATTAGCTGTTGGCACCGTTAACAGGGTTGTTAAATCTGTTGATGTAATGTCAACCATTGAGCTTTTAAATGTATTAGCCAAGAAAAAATGTCTCCGATTCTGATTCTTCTCTTAAATCTTGTTGAAAGTTTGTATTAAGCAAAAAAACTATTTGTTCTAATAATCTTATCATTTGGTCGAACTGACCAGCATCATATTCTGGTGTAGCATTAGGTAATCTAGTTATATTTATTTTAGCCATTATCTTCTTCCATCTGGTCTAATTTCTAATTTTTGTGATCCAAGTCTCCATGCTGTATCATCTACAGTGTTTGTTGTGTATCTAATTTTAACTGCTCTACCTCTACCTCTCACACTTATTTTTTCTGTGGTGCTTGTTATAGATCCACTAGTCTGAACATTTGAAGATGATTGAGGATATTGTTCTAATGTTAATCTTGCAGTCATAGTATTAGCAAGATTATCAAAATCTGGAACTAATTTACTCACTGACATTAATTGATCACCGTCTGCTATTTCTACAGATCCTGTTTCTAAAAAGGCTGTAATAGCAGTGCCATCTGCTTGATTGTTACCAGTTTCATGTTCAAATATAGATGACGCGCCAGCAGTTAGACCAAGTATGCTTGTGGCATTTGCGGTTGCAGATGAACTATATTCTGTGGCTATTGGTTTTTCATAAACATAAGCACCGAGCCAAGTAGTTCTAGCTAAATTTATTGTATACCAAGTTCCTTCAAGATAGTTATAGGCAACTGCTCTATCTATTTGTGTAGCATTTGAGGATGGGTAATACCAAATTATTTCATTGAAAGCTGTGTTTAGACCCACGGCAATATCATTTTTGTTAGTGTAACTTAAGTCATCAAATACATAATCTTGCACTGAACATGGCATTTTTTTGACAACACCATCGAAAAGATAAAATGCGTCATCAGACATCCAATACGCTTTTCCGTTTACTTCTATAGCTGCGTGTTGAGCTATCAAGCCCGCGTTAGCACCAAGTTGTCTAAGACCAAATGTAAAAGGTGTGCCAACAAATTGTATTCCGTGTAATGACGTGTCTGTCCATACTAGTATTTGACCTGTTGATTTAACAGCGCCAACTATTCTAGACCCATCTGTAATTCTTAAAGATCCTGCTTCGTTTGTAGCTACAGGTGTGTAATCTGTTGCGTCTTCTCTATCTGAAAACCTAAATAATAAATCATCTTGTGTGGCTGTATTGCCAATCGTCGTTTCTGTTCCAAATATTAATAAGTGTCTGGTATCTGTTGAAACAATATTAAATCTAGAAGCAGTCGGAGCATTTGATAATGCAGTTGCTCGAGCTCCTAAACCTCCTGAGGTGTCCCATACAAAAGTGCCACCATTTAAAACAGTAGCAATTAAATCTTCACCAAAATTATCTAATGACCAGTTTCTACCTTCAATAACAACGCTTGATGAAGATCTTGGCTCATCCCATGTGCTTGTGCTCCATGTTTCTGTGCCCCAACCATATCCATATGTAGACGCAGTAGGACCAGGATTTATTTGATAGCTTGCATCTGTTGAACCACCACCTGCTGCTGTAGTTCCGGATGCGTTTGTTCCAGCATTTATTGTATAGGTATTGCTAGTTGGTACAGTTAAAACTTCAAACTCAGCATTAAAATCTATACCATCTACTACGTTCGTAGCAGAGCCATTATCAAAAGTAACGAACGCACCGACTTCAGCTAGATGTCCAGCATCAGTAACTGTTACTGTAGCAGAACCACTTGATGTAGCAAAAGGATTTGTAAGACTAGCGGTTCGTCTTATAGGAGTAATATCGTATACTTTACCTTCAGAATAAATATATAGTTTTCTATCTGAGCCTAGGGCCAAATATCTTGTACCATCTAAGCCTATCCAAGAGTGTGTATCTCTAACGACACCAACCACCGTGACATTTGGATTAGGTAAATTTGCCCATCCACCCCATCTTTCAGGTTTACCGTAATGAAATCTCACAAAATCAGAATCGACATATTTACGATCATCTCCTGCAGAATATGCGGTATCTTGCTTGTCAATGCCAGGGCGAAATTTTAAGTCAACTAATTGCATAGTTTAGATAGTATTATCGAATTTGCATTGAAATGCAATGGATACTCTCATAATTGGACACATTCTTGATACTTGAACACCTCTGTGGGGCAGATAAGAAGGGAAAATAACTAATCTATTAGGTAATGGTGCGGCGCCATCCAGAATTCGAGTTTTAGCAAGGTCATATAATAAAATCTCTCCACCCCAACTTGTGTCCCATCTGTCATGAGCAAAATAGACAATAGTAATATTTTTTGAAAATGTTGCGGTATCGTCTTGATGAACAGTCTGTTCACTTAAAGGATAGTTTGCGTTGAAAAAAACTCTATCTAAAACATTTTTATAATTTTCTTCTACTTTAACTGTAGCATTAATTGTGTTCCAAAGATTATAAATTACATTTGCTTCGTTAAATCTTTTATTTTTTATTAAATCATTAATTTTGTTTACGTGATCTGCCGCTCCAAAATTTACGTTATTGTCTGCATCGTCAGATCTTGTTGTAAAACTCCAAATACCGCTCTGTACTTCTTTGGTCACCAACGCAAAAATTTCTGGTGGCGCTACGTCGTCAAGTATTTTAATAATTCCCATATTTTAAGTCTGTCCAATATTGTATGCTAAATCTTTGTTGTGGGAAGGGCACATCTTTACCACTTTTAGATTTAATAGGTGTTATTGCATGATGAATATACGTTGGAAAAACAACCATTATATTATTTTGATTTGGGATTTCTATAGTTCTACCTTCATCCATAAATAACATGTCCCCACCAGAAAGTTCATCGCCTTCGTTTAAAATTAAATTAAATGTGTAAAATTCTGAATCTTGATGCCAATTGTAATAACCACCATTGTTGTAAGATATTACGTGTATTTTATGTGTTTTTTTCTTTTTTTCTAAAAACTTAAACACGTTTAATCTACCGTAATTGTTAACAAAGGTAGTAAATCCTTGATGAAAAAACCAATCATTTAATTCTAATATTGATTCATTATTTGCAGGAACTTTACCATCCCTTATTTCATCCT